GAATAGATAGGGAAGGTATCTCGTTTTTAACGAAATCCCTGCCTAAGCTAGGTAAAGCTATTGATTTGGCTTTATCTAGTGACACTCCTCTACTCGCACGTGGCTTTTGTCTAAAGCCCGGCACGTCAATTCCCCTATTCCTAGGGTGGTTGATAGAGCGTGTCTTCATGATTAACGGATATGTTAGGAGTGATCCTGACATTACCGCACTGAGGCATATTCGACAGTTCTTGTACTTTTCGTACAAGTTAAAACTACCATATGATTCGAAAACCGAAAGTTCGGTCATCGAGTCGTTCGTCCACACCCAAGCCGAACTCGAGTCTCTCGAGTTTGGACCTGAGGTTGAGCCGGTCATTAGAAAAGCGCGTGCTTTTATTAGCCGTCTTTTCGACGGGTTTGATGTTCGGGATATTATTCCCAGACATGGCCCGGGAGCTGTTGCTACAGGTGAAAGTACTGGTGAAAAATCTAATTTTTCACGCATCTATTCTCACACTGAACGGTTATATCCGTTTACGGAATATAACGTACTTGGTTTAAATCAAGTTGCAGATCAGCTCGACTGGATTCAGGGTCTCGAGGTTCTTGAACATGGCACCGCTCATGTGGTGTTAGTTCCTAAGGACTCTCGAGGCCCTCGTCTCATATCGAAAGAACCACTGGAACTCCAGTGGATCCAACAAGGTATCCAAAAGTCTTTGTACTCTTGGATTCAAAGTCATCCTATTACACGCGGGAAAGTCAATTTTGACGACCAGCGTATTAATAGGCGCCTTGCCTTGCAGGGTTCACGTACTGGAAAGTACGTGACTCTTGATATGAAGGACGCAAGCGACCGAGTAACCCTGAGTCTAGTCGAAAGACTATTCTCAGGTACTTCGTTATTCGAGGGGCTTCTTGCCTCCCGAAGCGCGTTTACTCAGTTGCCGGATGGTAGGAAGGTGCAGTTAAGCACGTTCGCTCCTATGGGTTCAGCGGTTTGCTTTCCCATCGAGGCGTTGTGCTTTTATGCCCTTGCTGTCGCATTGCTCGATATACATGGACGTTCAAAGAGTCGTGAGACTCCGGACGTTTTTGTATACGGCGATGATATCATAACAAGGATCGAAGACTATGATCTCTTG